ATATTGAATAATCATCATATCCTTTTTTCTTTATCTGGTTAGCCATTTCCTTGTTTCTTATCTTGGAGCCTCCAAGCTCGTCTAATAAAAAAACTTTTTCCTGATTAGGAACATAAGCCACACGAATAAACGCTTTGGGATCCGGATACCATCCCCAGTCTTGTCCCTGATAGACGCTTTGATACTTCTGAATTTCTTCGTCTGGAATCGTTCGGATTTCCAACAGCTCAAAGATATTTGTACCGAGTCCGACAGGTAATCCAAGGTATTCATGCTGATAGGCTCTTGGATTTGTCTTTTTAAGATGCTCCGCATCATCAAGGAATTGTTGACCAAGCCATTCAACAGGAACTGATCTGTAATCACTCTTATGCCTGTAGCTGTCGTCTCGTGGCTCTTCTACATACACATTCGCCCAGTTGCTCCGGCTAATTGGCGGATTGAATGTCTTAAATACAACAAACTTACTGCCACCTCGAAGGACCGACTGTTGCACTGTACGAATTTCTTCTATGCCCGAAAATTCGTCAAGTTCCTCGAACCAGAGATATTTGAAGTATCCCTTGCTTGCTTTAATAGATTTAGTCTTTTTCGCCTTGTCCAGTCCTCTGAATATGATTTTCTGTCCAGTAGGCTTGTAGGTATACTGCATAGGGCTTAAACTGCTATCCCACAGATCGTTTACTCCCAGTGCATCAATTCCCCATGCTATCTGTTCATACACAGATTCTCGGAGTGTATTTCCGACTTTACGGAAAATAACAGCATTCGAGAACACATCATTCTCTGCGTCCTGCATCATCAGGAAAGGAATCATTACACCCACAAAAGACGACTTCGTGGATCCACGCCCGCCGTACAGATCGTAATATGTATGTTTCTCATCCAGAATGTCCCAAAAGACTTCATAGAAAGCAGGAGCTATTATATCTTTCAGACTAATGGAATTATTATCCATCCTGTTTCTCCGGTCTTGGAATATTGTTTATGATTGTGATTCCACGAGAATCATTTTTATTTGTTTCTGCTTTTTCGAATCGCTTCATAAGTTCCCGTCCTGCTGCTATCCTTGTTTCAAGCGAAGCATCAAGGCCGAACTGATCCTTTACTTCGCCCCTTAAAACAGATGAATAAAATCGCTGAATCTCTGCAATATCTGCTATGCGTTCATCGTCAATTTGTTTTTGCCGCTCCTGTATATATGAGGATATAGACGGTTTTGACAGGTTTTCAGTTCCCATTTGTCTTGCTGATTGCTCGCTGTATCCGGCTCTCTTAGCCGCTTCTGTGGCATTTCCGCATTTTAAAAATTCATCTGCAAACGTTTTCTGTTTAGGCGTCAAGTCCATCTAATCACCTCTATCTATCATCATTTTCTGACTGCCTCCCATATTTCTTTCAGGCACATGACTACATCATACTGAGATGCAGTTCGTAATATTTCATAATCACAATCTTTCCATTCACCACGTTTTGTTGGTCTAAGCACTGGTGTTGATATGATCGTTACTGTAATTAATCGTTCCTGCTCATGGCTGTAGAATTGTGATGTTCCGATTTTTATAATTAATCCGGTGGATAATATAGCTTTTTGGAGTTTTCTTGTAACTGCTTTTAAGTTCGCCATGTCATCACCTCAATTCAAAAAAAACCCAGTATAGCAGTTATATACAAATATAATACCACACTGGGGAGATTTAGCTCTCTACCACTTTTATAAATTTTTAAGTTTTTTAAAGTCTGCCAATCAGTTTGGCTAAATGATAATATTCCGCCATGACCTTTCGTTTGTAGCCATAGAAATCGTTTTCTGTTGCAGGAACCGTCCTGATCTTCTCCATTGTCCGATAGCCGATGCTATTTACGATACTGTCGTAGATTTGTGATTCAATGCCGGGTGCATATTTGATAGATACCTGTAACAGATTGTATTTGTCGCTTTCACTAAGATTCCGCAAGTGGCTTTGTAATGTCGGTATATCATCCGGCGGCACTCCGTAATCAATCAGTGTTGCCTTTCTCAGCTTCATTTATTTCACCTTCTTCATTTAAGCTCCAGTGACATGGTATGCCTTGAAAACATTCTGGACAGTGTTCGTAGAATCCGCAGCCTCTGCAATCCGCTGGCTGTCCAGTACAATATTGTTGTAGTACGTGGTATGCTGATATAGCAAGGTTTGGCGTTATGTCTGGCGTAGGTTTGTCTGGCATATTTATCACTCCTCTCAAATCGTATAAACATGCTGTTTTGGTGCTACTTTTCCACGTTCTCTCCCTTTCTCGAAAGGCCTTACAAATACTTTCTTACCGCTCTTGTACGTTCTGTAATGTCCTCTTACGCTCCAACATGGGCAGCTGATTTGACTATGTTTTACGGATTTTTGATATAGATTATTCTCTACAACATATTCAATCAAATCATCAAGAAGAAAAATTTTATTATCTTTTTTTGACAAATGATTTTTCCCCCTGCTATTGACTTTTCTGCTTCTATCTACTTTTCTTATAGCTTTTTCCCTTGATTCAATCTTTTCCATTATGGTTATCAATGCTCGTATTATGAGTGTACAATAGTCGTGGTCAATTTTTTCGTATCTCCGATATACTTCATCCTCGACATCCGTAACTTGTCCCACCATTATCTGCATGCCATATTTTTCTGAAAATTGAATATAATACGACACTTCCGGAAATTTATCTTCTTTTTCTGGTATAGGCTCTGGAACTACTACCATTCCTTCATCAAGCAATAACTCTCGACTGTAAAGTTGTATAAGTGCCTCATGTACTTTATCTCCATCAATCAATCTAAGAGTAAAATCAGAAAAAATAAATTTACATTTCAAAATATCGCCAAGATCTTTAAGTGGTTTCAAATCTTTTATTTCACAAACAATAGTAGGAAAGAAATAATCATCCATTCTGCATCTCCTCCAACTTCTTCTCAGCATCTTCACGGGTGAGGAATATAGATTCTCCAAAATCACATTCTCTAAAGTATGCCACAATAAAACTATTCGTTACTTTTGCGTAAATTCTGAATTGTTCTCCAGACGCATAATAAGATACGCTTGATAAAAAAGATTCATATACTTCATATTCCGCATCTCCATCATATTCATCATAACCAAACACATTAATTGGCGATGTTACCACCCAAACCGTGTCTCCAACCTTGCACGGCAATCTCACAAGCAATCCCTGTTCTTCTAAGTCCTCGTATTCAGCGAGTTTTTTAATCATATTCTTTATTGTTTCGCAATTTCCTGCGCCCTGTGAGCAGCTATCACAATATTCACCACATTCAATCTCTCGTTTTTCGTTATATGTGACACTACCATTTTCCCATTCTGTTAATCTTTCCATCTACTTCACCTCTTCCAATTGACTTTCTACGGTGTTTACAAGTAACAACATTGATTCAATAACTTTATCTGTTAATGGCATTCTGTTTTTGTTATTCGCAAAATACTTAACGTGGGCCATTGCTTCCTCGATTTTTTCTTCACATGCAACTATTTCATGTGCATCATACATTTTTTTCTTGTCACTGTTATAAGTTGCTATTCTTTCATCATGAAAATTCAACATGTTTGGAAGCGGAATATCGATTACGTTTAAATGATTCCCTCCTGACCACTTAAAGCCCTGTAATCTTGCTATTCTTAAAATTTTAGAATATTCTTCCTGCGTTTTTACGAATACGCTTTTTCCTGTTAAATCAATCATCTATTTCACCTCACAAAAATATATTATTTTCTTCGCGCTTTTTCGCGCATTCTTCGCAAATAAAAAATTGTTTTCGGATACCTAAAGCAGCTATCATTAAGTATCGGATAATCCAGTTCATACGCTGTGGTTTTCCATTTGCCACAAACATTACACTTTTTCACAGTTTCGTTTATATTTATTGCCATGCATCATTCTCCCCCTATAATCTCATTAATGCACTGATTTCGGCCATCGACCATCCCGCACTGATAATCCGTCATATCATTCTCGGTAGTGCTCTTCTCCGGCAGTGGCTTCAATGGACACCAATCAGGTTTACCTTGACAATATCCATATTTACAATCAATTTTCTTCATAATATTTGCGTCTTTATCGTCATCTGAGATTGAACAACATGCTTCAACACCTTCATCTAATTCATAACAGAATCTACAATCTAAGCAAGTTTCTGGTGTATCTATTACCAATACTGATTTACTCACCCACTTCACTTCCTCTCAGCATCAGGCTCAAAGTGTTATATCCCGGACAAGTTCTGACTCCATTTCTGGTATCTCTTAATAATACACAATAAGGATATAATGCCATGACCTCATAGACGTGTTCTGTGGCATCTTCGCCACACTGGTCGATGTACTTGAAGCACTTTCCCGGTCTGAGGAAGTACCTTGCACATACATACGCTTTTGTTCCGAATCTTACGCTCGCACTACTCATTCAATTCCACCCTCCTTCATGATTTCGATTGCTTTATCTAATGCATTTCCTACATTTTCATAAGCAACATCTAGCTTTTTATCTCCTGTATTTGCTATTGAAAACCAATACATCGCCTTTAAATCTTTTAACTGCTTTGAAACTTTATCCACATCAAATGCTGTCGGCTGTTCATCAATAACTGCACCTATTGCAAAATCCATATCCGAATTTCCAAGAGAGTCAATTATTTTGTCTGCATCAATTAAACGCATTTATTCATCCTCCCACATTCCCAACAACCGCATCCTCTCATACAGTACAGCGACGGTCTTGCGTCTGTATCCGTAGAAGTCTTTCGGGTTCATCGGGATATATCTTTCTTTGCTGATTTTCCTGTAACTTTTCCGGTGTAGGATATTCTCGATAACCATATCCGCTATCACAGTGTTCTTCGGGCAAGCTGACAAGGCAGCACTGGAAAGCAGGTATCCATACTCTGCCGGGAAGTCTTTCAGCATCGTATTAAGTTTTTCTATGTCCTCTGCCGGAATACCGTAATCTTTCAGCTTTTTGTTCCTTGTCAGCATACCGTTCTCCTTTCTATTTGTCTGAGTGGTGCTTATCGTACATTATCGCCACGCATACAAGACCAGCCACTCCGAATATGATTCCAAGGGTGAATCCTAACAAGAATGTAATCATACAACCACCTCACTGTCCTCTGGCATCTGATAATCAATATGTCCATTTACATAGGCTTCCTGAATCATATCCAGTACTTTCATGGCTTTTGCTTTGGCGGAATATTCTCCGAGCAAGCAGCACCAACTCATATCTCTTCTTGCACTTATTACTCCACCCGAGACTTCGACATCGAATAAAAGTTCAAGTGTAGCTAAAACTTCCTTATTCTGACTTCTGATTAGCATTTTGCGTCCTCCTTATTTCGCGTGACTGGTAATCCTAACTCTTTTTGCTTCTCTGCAATTCTTAGCGGAATGTATAATTTATGGTATTCTCTTCTGCAAATATCACAGTTTCCATAGCTATGCCCCCAACACCAATTACAAAATTTATTGAACTGTTCTTTCAATGCTTCTGAAGATGATGTATTTGCGTATCCTTCCCGCATTACTTCCGACATAAAGCTCATTTTCATTCTCACTTTCTCATATAATTCAGAATATTTTTCCCATGTTTCTGGCAGTTTGATACAATCTGGCTCATAAGGTTTTGGATATACCGTATATCCGCACTTCGGGCATTTGATTTCCGGCGGATAGTATTCAACCCATTCCATGTTTCCACCACATTTTCTGCAACGAATGTATCTCTCTACTTTCTTTGGTTTCGTTTTGAAGAATGAAGTGTAATTATTTTTTTTCATTTCTATCCTCACTTCCCCTATGTAAGTAACTGACACGCTATCAATTTAGATTTACGTTCATTTTTCTTGCTATAGTTTCTATAACTGTCACTGTTACTCCGTTTCCTGCCTGCTTGTATAACTGGCTGTCAGAATTTACGAACTGTGCTTTTTCAAAATAATCATCAGACCACCCTTGCAGTCTAAAGCATTCACACGGTGTCAGCTTCCGGATTGCTATGTAACACTGATATTTTTCATACCAGACAGCATGTACCGTTAATTCTTCCGATACTTGCACGAATATGCCTTGATTACAGCTTGTATCTAGCGTATTGGCAACTTCTTTTCCATATTCTGTGCGAACGTTACGCAATACTTTGAGCGGATCAATTGCGACCCCGT